TTTATACTAATACTGGATTAGGTTTAATAGGCAGTAAAATGGAAACTTTTGAAGCTACTGCAAGTGTGGGTAGCGTAACAGTGAGTATTACATAATGGGATGGACATTAACTACATTAACTCAATCTATACAAGATTGGACTGATAACTCTGAAACAACTTTTGTTGCAGAAATACCTTTTTTTATCACTAACGCAGAAGAAAGAATATTTAAATCAATAGATTTAGAATATTTTCGTAAAAATGTTTCTGGAGTTTTTAGTAGTGGAAATAAATTTTTATCTATGCCTAGTGATTATCTTTCTTCTTTTTCTTTATCGTTTGTAGACTCAAGTGGTAATAATAATTTTCTTTTACAAAAAGATGTAAGTTTTCTACAAGAATATACACCTGGCGGAAATTCAACAACAGGAAACCCAAAGTATTATGCTCCTTTTGATTTTGAGACTTTTATAGTAGCTCCAACACCTGACTCTTCATATACGGCTGAATTGCATTACTTTTATAGACCAGCTTCAATAACAACAGATGATAGCGGAACAACTTGGATAGGAGACAATGCAACTGATGCTTTGTTATACGGTTGTTTAGTAGAGGCTTATATATTTATGAAAGGTGAGGCAGATGTCACTAAAATGTATTCTGATAGATATATGGAAGCTATTTCTAGGTTAAAGAACTACGCTGAAGGTATGGAAGATAAAGACGCTTTTAGAGCAGGAAAATTAATTAAACAAAGAACATGAAAACTTTAAAAAATAAAACTATAGCCATTGTTGCATTAGGAAATACTTTTTCAGAATATATTCTTGCTAAAACAAGAAGTAATATTTTTGATGAAGTTTGGGCTATAAATGCAATGTCCTCTGTTATTTTTCATGATCGTGTGTTTATGCTTGATCCAGCATCTCGTTTTTTAGATGGAGAAATGGCTGGTAAACAAACAAATGCAATGAAGGAGAGGTTATTAAAAAAATTAAATATACCTATTTATTCTTGTTGTTTAGATAAAAGATGTCCAGATGTAATCGAATATCCTTTGCAAGAAGTATTAGAAAAAACAAAATACGCATATTTAAATAACACTGTTCCTTATGCAATAGCTTTTGCTATATCTCAAGAAGTAAGTAAAATTTGTTTGTATGGCGTAGATTTTAGTTATAAAGATATACCGCATATGGCAGAAGCAGGTAGAGCTTGTACGGAGTTTTGGTTGGCTATTGCCACTACAAAAGGTATAAAAATTGAAATAGCACATAATTCCACACTTTTAGATACTAATGTTCCAGATGAAGAAAAATTGTATGGATACCATAGATTAGAAGATCCTATTGTTTCTACAGTACATGAGGGAAGTATGTTAATTACAAGAAAATCAAAATTAGAACCACCAGAGCCTTTGGATGCAATTCCAAGAATATACGGCAGAGAGGAAGATACAAGATAATGATTAGTGTTAGTACGACAATGGGAATTTCACCCGTCAATGTTATGACTTCTGACAATGGAGGTCTTTCAGACGAACAAATTGCACAAATGGCAGTTGACAAAATAGTAGCTGTTTCCGATAATGCTCCTGACGTTATAAGAGATCAAGCTCATGTATTTAAAGAAAATGTTAAAAAACTTTTGTTTCATTATCTAATCTTGGCAAGGCAAGAGGAACGTGCTACAATAGTTCATACTATAAGAAATTCAGGCCATAAAGAATTGGCAGACTATATAAGGAGATTATAAAATGGCGATAGCACAAGCATTATGTACCACATTTAAAAAAGAATTAATGACTGCTACACATAATTTTGCAACTGGCGGAAATTCTTTTAAATTAGCACTTTACGCAGAAGGTGGTGGTGGAAAATCTTCTACTACTGCAACACTAGGTGCGGCAACAACGGCATACACCACAACTGGAGAAGTTGCTAATAGTGGTAGTTATGTAGCAGGTGGTGTAGCTTTAACAAATGTTGCTCCAACTAATTCTGGAACAACTGCTTTAACAGATTTTGCAGATTTAAGTTTTACAACAGCAACTATTACAGCTATGGGTGCGTTGATTTATAACGATACTAATGGTGATAAGGCTGTTTGCGTATTAGATTTTACAAGTAATAAAACATCAACATCTGGAACATTTACAGTTCAGTTTCCAACTGCTGATGCAAGTAACGCTATTATAAGAATTGCTTAACCGAACAACTGTGAGGTGATATATGGCTAATACAACATTAACAGGTTGGGGTAGAGGTACTTGGACTGAGCAAGCATGGAACAGAGCTTTGCCTCTTGCTGTTGCTCTAAATGCTTCAGCAACGAGTGCATTAGGAGATGTTGTTGTTGTTCCTGGAGTAGCTGTTGCTGTAACAGGTGTTCAAGGTATAGGGTTTTTAAGTGGTCACAGTGCTACAACAATAGTAAAAACAGTTACAGTAGTTAGTGGCAACCCTTCTAATCATCCTTATTATAATGTTGGATCAACCAATAAATTTGCTATAGGGGGTTCAACGGCTACTGTTGATGTTCTGTTAGATTTATTTGAAGGAAACACCTATAGGTTCGATCAATCAGANAGTAGTAATGCTGGACACCCACTTAGATTTTCAACAACTCCGAATGGCTCGCATGGTGGTGGCAGTGCTTACACAACTGGCGTAACGGTAAATGGAACACCTGGACAAGCTGGTGCTTACACGCAGATTACTGTTTCTAATCCTGCTCCTACCTTGTATTACTATTGTACTAATCATAGTGCAATGGGTTGGACAGCTGAGACACCCAGTATTTCAGGTCACGCATTGCTGGTTGAGACTAATGTCGGAACTACTGCACTAGGCAATGTAAGTGTAAAAGCTAATGCTCTTTTTGCAGTTTCAGGAAACTCCTCTACTTCTGCGATTGGTACAGAAACTCACGCACCTACGTTTTCCATAGGGGTGTTTCCTACAGGGTTTGGTCTAGTTGGATCAACTGGAGAGGAACGTGTTTGGGGTTTAATTGATACAGCACAGACGTCAAACTTTACAAACATAACAGTATCACAAACACCAAACTGGATTAAAGTAGCAGCATAAGGATAAAAACATGGCAAGTACATATGTAAATGATTTAAGGTTAGAAGAAATAGGAGATGGTGATCAATCTGGAACATGGGGTGCTACGACTAACACTAACTTAGAGTTAATAGGTGAGGCATTTAGTTATGGCACAAGAGCAATAGCAAATGCTTCTACGGATAACATAACAATAGCCGATGGTGCGTCAGATGCAGATAGGTCACTATATTTAAAATTAACTGGTGGTGGTCAAGCTTGTACTATAACATTATTACCTAATACAATTTCAAAAGTATGGATAATGGAGAATAATACAAATTCTACATTGACTTTTACTCAAGGAAGTGGAGCAAATGTTGCTATACCTACAGGGCAAACTAAAGTAATTGCAAGTGATGGTGCTGGTTCTGGTGCTGTAGTATATGATGTATTTACAGATTTAAATGTAGCTGGAGACCTTACATCAGCAGGAGATATTATTACTGCATCGACTGTACAACCACTGGGAGATACTGCAGCAGATGATAAGGCAGCACTTGGCTATACAAGTGTTCTAGGTGCTATTCTAACTGGTCAAGGCTCTACAAATGACGTTACTTTAGTCAATGATGCTGATGCAACAGTCCTTAGTGTGCCAACTGGCTCACTTGATGTTACAGTAGCTGGCACTATTCAACCTTTAGGTGATACTGCTTCAGGAGATATCGCAGCAATAGGGTACACAGATGTTTTAGGTTTAATATTAACTGGGCAAGGATCAACGAATGATGTAACTATCAATAATGATGCCGATGCTGAAGTAATAGGTATTGCAACTGGTGGCACAGTAGCAAATTTTGCAAGTGTACCTACAGTTGCTGATGTTGCTATTAAAGTAGCAGGAAAAGAATCTATTTGGATTCCAGCAGGAGCTATGTACCCAAGTACAACAAATGGCTGTTCGGCTTTAACTCAAGTTGAAACAACTGCACTAAGACCAGATTTAAAAGTTTTAGATTTTGCAGCAGCAGCAGATGATTTTGCTCAATTTAGTGTGGCATTTCCTAAATCATGGAATGAAGGAACAATAACATATCAACCTTTTTGGACAGTAACAGGAACTAATACTGGAACAGTAGTTTGGCAATTAGGAGGTATTGCAGTCACAAGTGATGCTACTATTAATACAGCCTTTGGTACTTTAATTGCCACAACTGCTTTGGCTCATAGTGGCACATCAAATGATTTAATGGTTAGTGCAGAAAGTGGTGCAGTTACAATAGCAGGAAGTCCATCAACAGATGATGTTAGTTTCTTTCAAATAAATAATGATACTAGTGCTTCTGGTCAAACTGGAGCAGTCAGACTTGTTGGCATTAAAATATTCTTTACTACAGATGCAAAAAATGATGCATAGGAGCTAAACCATGACTATGTTTGGTTATAATACACTTGGATTTGGTTCTTTTACTTCTCGTGCTACTGCTACAACAGCAGTAGACTATCTTGTTGTTGCAGGTGGTGGCTCTGGTGGAAATGGAATTGGTGGTGGCGGTGGTGCAGGTGGGTTTCGTACTGCTACTGATTTATCTGTAAGTGGCAGTCTTACTATTACTGTCGGAGCAGGTGGTGCTGGTGCTGCTGGTTCAGCTGCTTATATTAATGGTACAAATGGTGCTAATTCTGTTTTTAGTTCAATTACTTCCACTGGGGGTGGTTATGGTGCTGCATATAATGCTGCTGGTGGTAATGGTGGTTCTGGCGGTGGTGGTAGTACAGATAATGCTGCTGGTGGTACTCGTGTAAGTGGTCAAGGTTTTGCTGGTGGAAGCTCCAATAATGCTTACCCTCAACAGTCGGGTGGTGGCGGTGGAGCAGGTGCGGTAGGAGCAAACGGAGTTAACGGACAGGCTGGTAATGGTGGTGCTGGTGTTTCTAATTCATATTCTGGTGCAGGAGTCACTTATGCTGGTGGAGGTGGTGGCTCATACAATGGTGATGGTGCTGGTGCAGTAGGAGCCGCTGGTGCTGGTGGTGCTACGGCTGGTGGTGATGATGTTGCTAGTGCGGCTGCTACTGCTAATACTGGCGGTGGTTCTGGCGGTGGTGGTTATAAATCAAGTGGTGGTGGTACTCCAACTAAAGGTTCTGGAAGTGGTGGTTCTGGTATTGTGATTGTTAGATATCCAGATAGTTTTTTAGAAATCTCATCTATAGGTGCTGGATTAACTTACAATTTTTCTACATCGGGAGGATATCATATATATAAATTTACCGCAGGAACAGGAAGTGTAGTATTCTAATGGCACATTACGCATTTTTAAATGATAATAGTATTGTTACAGAAGTTATAGTTGGCAAAGATGAAACCGACACAACACATAATTGGGAAGAATTTTATGGAGAAATCCGTAACCAAACTTGTAAACGTACATCATACAACACAACAGGTAATGCTCACAGTAATAGTGGTAGTGCTTTTAGGGGTAATTATGCTGGAATAGGTTATACATATGATGCAGATAATGATGTGTTTTATTCGCCTAGACCTTTCCCAAGTTGGACTTTAACAAATAAATGGTTATGGGCTTGTCCTTTAACATACCCTGATGATGACAAAATGTATCATTGGGATGAAGATGTGTACCAAGCAGATAACACGAAAGGATGGGTAGCAGATGAGTAGAGCAGCAGATTTAGCAGCAGGTAAAATAGCCACATTAAAAACGACAGCTATAAAGTTTACCGATGGT